CTAATAAATAAACTTATAATGTTAAAAACAAAAACTAAAAAAAAACTTAAGAAGATTAAAACAAAAATGTGTAAGTCTATAAGAATAGGTATGGAAAATATAGGATACCCTATTGCTAAATCTAAAGGAATTATTTAAAATTAAAATTATGAAACAAGAAACTTACCAGGATTCAGAACCATTTTATAATTCAAAATCTTATTTAGAAGATTGGGTGTTTCATTATAACTCTTTAAGAGATCAATGGGCAGCTATTCCACGTGAAACATATAATGAATATTGGAATGATTTTTCATCTCCTGATATACTAAGAAGTAAAGAATTAGATACTTTATTAGATTTATTACATAAGGTTAAAGGAAATAAAGAATTTATAGAAAAAATACTTAATGCTTAATACAAACAAATTATATGCTGAAGTTCCTACATGGACAGATGGTAAATGGGGAACTACAACATTTCAAAATAGAGAAGAGCTTAGAGACTTTGTACGTTCAGTATTTAAAGATGCTGGTCCTGATGAGGGATATAACTTCACTGTAAATATTTCTAGACATTTTAATAATGAAGCTAGAAGATTTCAATCTTATGGATTCTATTGTCAAGCTCCTTTAAAGAGTAAAGACTTTATGGAATACTGGGATGATCAAAAAGCTAAATGTAGATGGGGAGTGATATTTATAGAGAATGGAGTAACATGGTACCTCACTAGAGACTACTACATGTGGATAAACTTCCTACCTATTTATAATAAAGAAATAAAAAAGTTTGGGTTTGCTGATGTTAGAGATACCCAGTATCATATGGCTTTATATGAAGTATTAGGAGAACTATCTTATAAACATATTTCTATATTAAAGAAACGTCAGATAGCTTCTTCATATTTTCACATGGCTAAGTTGATTAATCAATATTGGTTTGAAGAAGGATCTGTAAATAAAATAGGTGCCAGCCTTAAAGACTACATCTCTGAGAAAGGTTCTTGGAGAATGTTAAATGAATATAGAAACTTCCTTAATGAACATACAGCTTGGTATAGACCATCTGAACCAGATAAAATATTCTCTTGGCAGCAACGTATTAAAGTTAGGATAAACAACCGTGACACTTATAAAGGTAATAAGTCTATCATCACAGGTACATCTTTTGAGAAAGATCCTACAAATGGTGTGGGTGGTCCTGTAACTTATTTCTTCCATGAGGAAGCAGGTATTGCTCCTAAGATGATGGACACTTATGAATTTATGAGACCAGCTATGCAGAGTGGTATGGTGACCACTGGTACATTTATAGCAGCAGGATCTGTGGGTGATCTAGAACAATGTCAGCCTTTAAAGAGTATGATGTTGTTCCCACACAGATATGGAATGTTTGCTGTAAAAACTAATCTAATAGATAGTAAAGGAACCATTGGAGAAACAGGATTGTTTATTCCTGAACAATGGAGTATGCCTCCTTATATAGATGAAGCTGGTAACTCTTTAGTTAAAGAAGCTTTAGAGGCTATAATAGAAGAAAGGAAACAGTGGTATAAAGACTTACCCCCAGATCAGTACCAACTACGTATATCTCAGAAACCCACTAATATAGAAGAAGCTTTTGCTACAAGAGAAGAATCTGTATTTCCTCCTCATTTGGTTTCTAAACAAATGCAACGTATAGAAGAAAAAACATATAGTGTTGAATATCTGGAACTTACAAGAAATGATGAAGGAAAAATTATAGATAAACAATCTAGAAAAGCTCCTATTATGGAGTTTCCTTTTAATAAAAAAGCTGAAGATAAAGAAGGAGTTATATGTGTGTATGAACGTCCATGTAAGAATCCAACATTTGGTATGTACTATGCTAGTGTGGATCCAGTGAGTGAGGGTAAAACAAATACATCAGATTCTTTATGTTCTATATATGTATACAAAAATCCTGTAGAGATTATAAAAGATGATGGTAATGGAGATGTTAAAAGTCATATAGAAAGAGATGGAATAGTAGCCAGCTGGTGTGGTAGATTTGATGACATTAAAAAAACCCATGAACGTTTAGAAATACTTATAGAATGGTATAATGCCTGGACTCTTGTAGAGAACAACGTGGCTTTGTTTATACAATACATGATTTCTCAAAGAAAGCAAAGGTATTTGGTACCAAAAGACATGGTGTTATTTTTAAAAGACATTGGAGCTAACAGAAATGTATTCCAAGAATATGGTTGGAAAAATGTTGGTACACTCTTTAAAGGAAACATTCTTTCTTATGGTATAGAATATCTACAAGAGGAGCTTGATCATGAAACAGATGTAAATGGAAACATAATAAAAATAATATATGGAGTGGAAAGAATCCCTGATCCTATGTTATTAAAAGAAATGCAATTGTACCAAGATGGACTAAACGTGGATAGACTTGTAGCATTTTGTTCTCTTGTAGCTTTTGCTAAAGTACAACAATCTAACAGAGGAATGTCTAAACGTACAGAAGTTACAAATATACATTTGGATAACTCACAAAAATTTAGTAAATTAAACTATAGCCCCTTTAAACATATAGGGACTGGTAGAGCAGGGTCATCAATGATGAGACCATCTAGAAATCCTTTTAAAAACATAAGATAATGGAATACACTATGACACTTTCAGATGTATATGCTGGTGAATTTGTATATTCAAATACTACATCTTCTATTACAGAAATATTTTACACTATAACTAATTAATAATCAGTGGCTTATCTTTATAGACATATTAGACTTGATAAAAATGAACCATTTTATATTGGTATTGGTTCAAATAATAATTATAAAAGAGCTTATGATACCCATAAAAGAAATAAAATATGGAAAGATATAGTTAGTAAAAGTTTATATGAAGTAGAAATTTTATTAGACGATTTAACTTGGGAAGAAGTCTGTATTAAAGAAATAGAATTTATTAAATTATATGGAAGAATATGCAAAAAAGATGGTTGTCTTTCTAACTTAAGTTTAGGGGGAGATGGATATTTAGACCCATCTATAGAAGTAAGAAATAAACTATCTATTTCTAAAATGGGAAATAAAAACCCTATGTATGGTAAAAAACATAGTGAAGCCCATAAAGAAAAGTTAAGAAAAGCAAGAGCTGGTAAAAGTCCAGTACCTGCAAGAAAATTAATAAATACTATTTCTGGAAAAATATATAAAAATATATATGAAGCTGCTTTAGAATATGGGATAACTCATAGAGCTCTTTACAAAAGATTATTAAGAAAGAGTATAAAAACACCATTAAAATTTATTAAACAATGAGGATATATAATGCATTAGAATTAAAAAAAGGAGCAAAAGTTGAATACAATAAACTTGGAACTTTGATCCAACCGTTTCAGTTTGTACCAGAAAAAGAAAAGGATGATCAATGGAGAGCATGGAATCTTGACTGGTTAGAGTTTCAGGGTATGAAACAACTTAGACGTAATGCTAGACGTTTAATGAAGAATTATAAATTAGCTAAAGGTATTATTGATAAACAAGATTATATTGTAGAAGAAGATAATGAGATGGCTGATCTTATTGATACATTAACTAAAGAAGATGTATCAGCATTTGAGCTTAAATTCTATCCTATTATTCCTAATGTAATTAATGTTCTTACAAATGAATTTTCTAAAAGAAGTTCAAGAATAATGTTTAGAGCTGTTGATGACATGTCATATAATGAGATGTTAGAAGAGAAGAGAGGAATGATTGAACAAGTGTTGTTACAACAGGCTCAACAAAAACAAATGGCTACTATAATGGAGATGGGGTTAGATCCATCTAGTGAAGAAGCTCAACAACAATTAAATCCTGAAAAACTTAAAAGCCTTCCTGAAATAGAACAATTCTTTAAGAAAGATTATAGATCAATGATTGAAGAATGGGCTGATCATCAAATGAAAGTTGATGAAGAAAGATTTAGAATGCAGGAATTAGAAGAAAGAGCTTTTAGAGATAGTCTTATTACAGATAGAGAGTTCTGGCATTTTAATATGATGGAAGATGACTATGAGGTGGAACTATGGAATCCCCTACTTACTTTCTACCATAAAAGTCCTGATGTACGTTATGTATCCCAAGGTAATTGGGTGGGTAAATTAGATATGATGTCTATATCAGATGTTGTAGATAAGTATGGATGGATGATGAATGATCAACAATTAGAAGCTTTAGAAGCTATATATCCTGCACGTTCAGCTGGATATGCTATACAAGGAATGCAAAATGATGGAAGCTATTATGACCCAAAGAGAACTCATGAATGGAATACACAAATGCCTAGTTTGGGGTATAGACAGTTTACGTCTTTATATGATGCTGGAAGTCAATTTGGAGATATTGTACAGTGGATACTTTCAGACTCAGAAGACTTGCAAGATTTTGGTAAAAGTTATATGCTTAGAGTATCAACTATTTATTGGAAGAGTCAAAGAAAAGTTGGGCACCTTACTAAAATAACTACAGAAGGAGATATTATACAAGATATTATATCAGAAGAATATAAGGTTACAGACAAACCACAATATGATAATTCTATATGGAAACAAAATACTAAAGATAATTTAGTGTTTGGAGAACATATAGATTGGATATGGATTAATGAAGTTTGGGGTGGTGTAAAGATTGGACCTAACAGACCAGCTTTCTGGGGTATGAATAACCCTGGAGGTATAAATCCTATATATTTAGGACTTAATGGTGGTAGACCTGGACGTGTTCCTTTTCAGTTTAAAGGGGATGCTACAGTTTATGGATGTAAACTTCCTGTAGAAGGATCTGTATTTGGAGATAGAAATACCCGTTCAGTATCTCTTGTAGATTTAATGAAACCATTCCAGATTGGATATAATATTGTAAACAATCAGATAGCAGATATTCTAGTGGATGAATTAGGTACAGTGATAATGTTAGATCAGAATGCTTTACCACGTCACTCATTGGGAGAAGATTGGGGTAAGAACAATCTAGCTAAAGCTTATGTAGCTATGAAGAACTTCCAAATGCTTCCTTTAGATACTAGTATCACTAATACAGAGAATGCTCTTAATTTTCAGCACTATCAAGTGTTGAACTTAGAACAAACTCAACGTTTACTATCTAGGATACAATTAGCCACCTATTTTAAAACTCAAGCTTTTGAAGTTATTGGATTGAATCAACAAAGGATGGGTATGCAGATTGCTCAACAACAAACTGCTACAGGGGTGGAACAAGCAGCTAATGCTTCTTATGCTCAGACAGAACAATACTTTATACAACACTCAGATAACTTGATGCCTAGAGTGCATCAAATGAGAACTGACTTAGCTCAATATTATAATTCTAAAAAACCTAGTTTACGTCTACAATATATCACTGGAGCTGATGAGAAGATAAATTTCCAAATGAATGGAACAGATTTACTTCTTAGAGATTTAAATATATTCTGTACAACTAAAACTAATTCCCGTGCCATAATGGAGCAGCTTAAACAACTAGCTCTAACTAATAATGCTACAGGAGCTTCTATATATGACTTAGGTAATGTAATTAAATCAGAGTCTATTGCTGAACTTACAGGTGTTCTTAAATCTGCTGAAGAAAAAGTTAATGCTCAAAAACAACAGGAACAACAACATCAACAAGAAATGCAGGATAAACAACTTAAAGCTGAACAAGCTGCATTACAAGCTTCTAATCAATTTAAAGCTGATGAGTCTGAGAAAGATAGAAAAGCTAGAATTCTTGAGGCTCAGATAAGAGCTTCTGGTATGGGAGCTATGGTTGATCTTAATCAAAATCAACAGTCTGATTATATAGATGCTATGGCTAAAATTCAAGAACAACAAAACTATCAGGAAACTATGAATTTTGAACGTGAGAAAGAAATTAATAGAACTACTCAAACTCAAGATAAACATAATATAGAAAGAGAGAAGCTTCAGGCTCAACAACAGATAGCTGATAAACAACTTCAGGTGGCTAGAGAAAATAAGAACAAATATGACTTTAAACAATCTGATAAAAAGAAAGAAAAATAATTATAGCTCTATAATCCACACCTTCGTTATTTAAAAATAACTAAATGTAAATTTATATAGTTTAAAGTATTATATTATTAATGTAGAGATACACATAAAAAACCAACAGAAAAATGGAATTTAATCAAGGAAATGTACAGACAAATGTACAACAAGTAGATTTAGATATTGATAGTTTATTTGATGGGGCTCCAGCAGCTAGTAGTATAGTTACTCCAAGTGGAGAACCTACAGAAATTAAACCTAATATCTTCAGTAAAAAACAAGTAAATCTAGATTTTTTAGATGAGGATGATTCTAAAAAAGACAGTGCTAAAACATTTAATTCTACAACAAATAATGTAGAAGGTAATGATGATATTAAAGCTGTTCTAAATGAAATTTTAGATGAGTCTGATCCTACAGAAATAGATGAATCTCCTAAAAAAGGAAGACCTAAAACAGAAAAATCTGGATTAGTTGAATTCTTAAAGAAAAGGATAGAGAACAGTGAGATGTTTGCTTTTGATGATTATGATGAAACTAAACAATCTCTTGATGACTATCTTGGTGGACTTGGAGAAAAAGATGTAGAAGAACTTTGGCAAGCTAATGTTAATAACATAAAAGATGAAGTGGCTGCTTCTACTCCACAAGAGTTTTTTCAGTCTCTTCCAGAAGAACTTCAATATGCTGCTAAATATGTAGCTGATGGAGGACAAGATTTAAAAGGATTGTTCCAAGCTTTAGCTCAAGTGGAAGCTGTAAGAGAAATGGATCCATCTGATGATAATGACCAAGAACATATTGTACGTCAATATTTACAAGCTACTAACTTTGGTACACCTGAAGAAATTGATGAAGAATTAACAACTTGGAGAGATCTTGGTACACTTGAAAAGAAAGCTAAACAGTTTAAACCTAAGCTTGATCAGATGCAGGAAAAAATTGTTTTGTCTCAACTTCAGGAACAAGAATACAGAAAACAACAACAACAAAATGCTGCTGATGCATATCAGAAGAATGTATTTGAAGCTTTAAGACCAGCAGAAATTAATGGTCTTAAATTGGATAAGAAAGTTCAAGCTCAGTTATATACAGGATTGGTTCAACCACAATATGCATCTATATCAGGTAAACCTACTAACTTATTAGGACATCTTTTAGAGAGGTATCAATTTGTAGAACCTAACTATCCTTTAATAGCAGAAGCTCTTTGGTTACTATCCAACCCTGATGAATACCGTGGTAATCTTATGAAACAAGGTAAAACTCAAGCTGTAGAACAAACAGTTAGACAATTAAAAACTGAACAGTCTCGTAAGAACATATCTACTTATCAGGATGAAGAACAAGATAAACCTAGAAAAATAAGTAAACCTCAAAATATTTTTAAAAGATAATTTAATAACCCCTTAAAATTTAAAGCCCTATGGCAACTCCAGTTTTAAATAATGGTATATTTCTACGTGATAACCATTATCAAACAAGCTCACACGTAGACTCTTATCACCTTTCTAACCTCCTTAAATCAGCTGAACCTACAGATTTAGGTCCAGTGGACTTATGGGCAATGGCTCAAAAAGTAGAAATGCCGTTATACCAAATGTCTAGTTTTGGTGGAAAGAATGTTATTTCAGTAGATAATAACCGTGGTGAGTACAAATGGCAGATACCTGTAGCTCAGGATCTTCCTTACATTACTGAAGACATTGAAACAGGTGATGACTCAAGTCGTCCTCTTGGTATTGATGGTCAAACATTTAAAATCAAATTGAACAAACGTTCATTTGGTCATGGTGACATTATCACTTATGACAAGTACAATGGTGTGGAAATGTACATTACAGTTGATGATATTATCCCAGCTGGTGATGGTTTTATCTACACTGTACAGTTAGTGAACAATGACAACACTAAATACTTAGACAACAAGTATTTGAAAGTTGGTACTAAAGTTTTCAGAAAAGGTTCTGCTCGTGGAGAGTATGGAGAAAGATTCTCAGACTTAGGTAATGTATCAGCTGGTTTCCGTGAATTCTATAACTATGTTGGTGGAGCAGAAGCTCACGTACACTATTCTATTTCTAGTCGTGCAGACTTAATGATGAAAGGTGGTATGAAAGCTGATGGTACTATCCCAGTTATTGAAATGTGGAGAAACTTTGACAAAAATGTAGATCCATCTGTTACCAACTTGGAAACAATGGCTGAGAAAATGGGTAAAGACTATGTAAAGAAAGCTTATGCTAATGGTCAACTTACACGTTCTTTCTTAACTACATTAGAAGCAGCACACTTAACTAAGATTGCTAATGACATTGAAACTTACTTAATGTGGGGTCAAGGTGGTAAGGTTAGACAAGATGGACCAGATGATATTCGTTTATCAGTGGGTCTTTGGAAGCAATTAGATAATTCTTATAAGAGAATCTATAACAAAGCTTCTTTCAACTTAGACTTGTTTAAATCTGAAATCTTCAACTTCTTCAATGGTAAAGTTGAATTTAAAGGACCAGATCCTCAAAGATCTTTGATTGTACAAACAGGTATGGGTGGTATGAAACTTGTTAATGAAGCAATTAAGAAAGAAGCAGTTAATTCTGGTTTAGTTCTTAATGCTCATGAACTAGGAGCTGTTACTGGTACAGGTATGGACTTAAACTTTGGTTTTGCATACACTAGTTACATCATCCCATTCTTAGCTAATGTTAAATTTGTATTGAACCCTGCATTTGACAATGTTCATACAAATGATATTGAGAATCCAATTATTGATGGTTTCCCATTAAGTTCATATAATTTCATTATCTTTGACATCACAGATAATACTAATGACAACATCTTCTTATTGAAATTAAGCTGGGATAATCAATTGAAATGGTTCTATCAAAATGGTACAATGGACTATATGGGTAGAACACAAGGTTTCCAAAGCTCTGGTAACTTCAATGGTTATAGAGTATTTATGACTCAAACAATGCCTGCTATCTGGGTTAAAGATCCAACTAAGGTATTGAAAATAGTTATGAGAAACCCTGTTACTGGTGGATCATTCTAAGACAAAATAATATAGCAAACTAGGAGGTGAAATTCCTCCTAGTCTTTGCTTTTAATTTAAAACAATTTAAATTTATAATAACATGGCTGGTAATCCAAAAACCCCAAAATCTTCTGCTCCAACTAGTGGTCGTCCTGCTGCATCTACAAAAGGTGTTATGGTAGGTAAGAATGCTGGTAAAGGAGTAGTTTCTTCTTCTGCACCTAAATCTGCTACTACCAAATATAAAATGGGTGGTGGTGTGAAAGGAAAAAAATGTTAAATTAGTATTGGTGAGAGGGTAATTTTTTACCCTCCTTTCACCAATAGTTTCCCCCCTATATTCTCAGTGGTATAGGTTTCAATCTAAGGTATGCCAACTATGCTGATCACATAGAGAGCTGGCAACTCTTCTTAGGTTCAATTATTTAAGACAAATTAAAAATATAATATAATGGCAATATTTAAAAGATTAGTACAAAACCCAAGTTCTCCTGATAAAGATATTAAAGCTGCAGGTAAAGATAGATATAAACAATCTACATTTGCTAGACTTACAGATACAAATGCTTTGTCTAGAGATCTTAATGATCAAAAACTTTATAGTGTAGATGCAGGTGGAGCAACTTCTCAAACAGCTTCTGTAGCAATTACTACTAAAAAAGGAATTGTTAAAATTACTAATGCTCATACAGGAGCTACTACATTTACACTTACTTTAACTAATTCAGAACTATTAGCTGCTGATGTAGATAATTATTTTATTCAAGTTAATGTAGGAACTGCAACTACTACAACTACTGGTCCTTCTGTAAAAATAATTCCTGTAACAGCTGGTCAGTTTGGAATAGTTATTATAACAAACAGTATAAACTGGGCTACTAATCCTACTTATGTTTATTATAACATAGTAAAAGTAGGAGACTAATTGATGTAAAATCAGAATACTTTATTCGGAATAAATCCGAATTAGATATATAAAAAAAACAAAAAAAACCAACAAATGAGTAGTGTAACAATTGTGGAAAAGTATCCACAGAACAAGAAATCTAGTATTGCAATCCGTCCTTATTTTGATGTTCAAGTAGATAACATGGGCTTACAGAAATATGGACTTAGTCTTTTTGATGGAGCTTTTCATGAAGAAACAATTGCTTGTTTAGAAATTAATGGTATTAAAAGATACCTTACAGGATTAAATGAGTATGCTCCTGAAGTTAAGAATCTTTCTTTAGAAGATCAAGAAGCTAAGATAAAGCAGATTAGGAGTATAGTGGCTCAGTTAGAAAAAGAACTAGCTGCTAATGTAATTGATGCTAATGATGAAATGTTCTGGAATAAAGTAAAATTACTTAAACTAGATAATAGTGATTTCTGGGATAAGATTAAAATTAGATGTGGTAATGAACCAGTTCATTTAGAACCAGCTACAGACCCATATGATTTAATTAGACTTTATGCAATTGAAGCTGGTGGATTTTCTATGGTGGCTAAATCTTTAGAAGAAGCACGTAGAATGGCTACACCTCCTAAATTTTATTTAGATAGACTTGAAGAGAGTGCATCAATTAATACAGAAGTTAAGAAACTTAGAAATAAAGCTCTTTCTGAATTAGAGAAACTTTATAATAAAAATCAGAATAAGTTATTCTTAGTAGCTAAGACACTTGACATCAATGGTGCTCAGTATAAAAAAACCACTCCTAATGACATCATCTATGATAACATGGATAAGTATATTAACGGAGAGTCTGTAGATAAGAACAAAAGAAAAACTGCAGAGAAGTTTATTGAGGCTGCTGGTTTAGACATGGAAGCTTTGAAAATAAAAGCTATAGTTAAAGAAAGTAATTACTATAGATATATTGCTACCAAAGCTGATGGATTTATTTATCATATGCAAACTACAACATTATTAGGACGTAATCTAACTGATGTAGTTGAATATCTTAGAAATCCTTTAAATGAAGAAATTCTTGGGGACTTAACTAAGAAAGTAGAGAAACATTGGAATCAGTAAAAATTTGTAAGACATGGCTAAAGGTAAAAAAAATTGGATACAAGGAGCTGTTAAAGGAATGAGAACTGATAAACCTTGTACAGGTTCTAAGTTTGGTAGTTCTACATGTCCTCCTGGTTCTAAACGTTATAATTTAGCCAAGACTTTTAAAGCTATGGCTAAAAATAGAAAAAAATAAATAATATGAAAAAGAAAATGGAAATGGGTGGTATGTCTAATGGAACTATGATGAGAGACACACAAATGAAAAAAGGTGGAACTGTTAAAAGTAAAACACCAGCTCAAAAGAAGTTTGCTGCATTAGCTTCCCCTAAAAATAAAATAACATTTGCTGATAAAATAGCAGGTGCTAAGAAAAAAAAGTAATAAACCCTCAAAATAAAAACATGAAAAAAGTAATTGTAAGTTTAGTGTTAGTATCATTAGTTGCATTAAATAGTTGTCAATCTAATTTAGAAGTAGTTAATTCTGTTGATACAGTTTCTTTAAAAGGTATTGACAGTGTAAAAGTAAAAGACAGTATTAAGATTGATAGTATTATTAAAATAAAATAATATGGCAAAGTCAACAAGTAAAGTTAATGCAGCTGGGAATTATACTAAACCAGGTATGAGAAAATCTTTATTTGAAAGAATTAAATCTGGTTCTTCAGGAGGTAATGCTGGACAATGGTCAGCTAGAAAAGCTCAGCTTTTAGCTAAAGAATATAAAGCAAAAGGAGGAGGATACAAATAATGTCACTAGCTAAATCTCAACAAAGTCTTAAAAGCTGGGGGGATCAAAAATGGATGACCTCTGGAACTGCAGCTAACAAAAAGAAAGGATCTTCTAAAGAAGTTAAATCTAAAGGCACTAAAAGATATTTACCTGAAGCTGCTTGGAGTTCTTTATCTTCTGGTGAAAAGGCTGCTACTAATAAAGCTAAAGCTGAAGGAAATAGAAAAGGAAAACAATTTGTTAAACAACCTAAAGGTATTGCTCAAAAAGCATCTAAATTTAGATAGTATGTCATTGAAGAAAAATAAAATAAATATGTCTGCTCCTAAAAGTGGTGGTTCAAAAAAGTGTTGGGCTGGTTATGAGAAGAAAGGAACTAAAAAAATGTATGGTAAAACTTATAATAACTGTGTAAAAAAATAAAACTATGTATCAAATGAAAAAAGGTGGTTCTGCTAAGAGCCCTAAACAACAAGCAGCAATTGCTATCAGTATGAAAGCATCTGGTAAAAAACCTAAAATGGGAATGGGAGGAATGCATATGATGCCTGATGGATCAATGATGAAAAATTCAATGATGAAAAAAGGTGGATCTATTGGTACTTCTAAAAAACCTAAAATGGCTATGGGTGGTTCTTTAAAACCAGTTGATTCTTCTAAAAATCCAGGACTATCTAAACTTCCTACAGAAGTAAGAAACAAAATGGGTTATCAAAAAATGGGTGGAACAACTAAAATGAAAATGGGTGGAACTACAAAAACTAAAAAATAATGAGAAGTAATAATACAAAACCTAAAAAACCTTATGTACTACGTAAACCAGATGGTTCAATAGCTGCTGGTACATTAACTTATTCATTTAAAAAACCTAAACCAGGAGATTGGATTGAGGTGATAAATGAAAACACAGAATATAGAAATCCAACTTCTTATACTAATACAGTTAGAGTTACATACCCTAATGCTGTATCAGCTCAAGCATTTGGAGAATATACTAAAAAGTTTTTAAAAAACTTAGGCTATCCTGCTAATGATACATTGATGTCTTTATCAGTTTGTTCTGATGATATTAATGCTGCTAATTTTGTAGATAATGATAACTTAGGACAACATCCTTTATCATTGAATGACTTTTTAGGACCATTTATGTCTGGTGGTTTAGCTGGTTATCCTCATACAGGTATTACAGGACTAGGAGCTTATGCTAGTCATGTCACTAATACAGGAAATCTGTTTGTTATGAATATGCCTCATATAGGTATATCTAGTAATGGGACAGTTGGTTCTATAATTAGAAGAGGACAAACTGGTCAAAATACATCTTGTGGTGCAGTACTTGCAGCTATTACTTGGGTAGCTGCTAATGGATCAGCTCCTACTTTTCCTTCTACACCTTTCCCAGTTAATGACTATCAACAGTTTTATTTAACTAATATATTATATTCATTTAAATCTGCTCTTGCTGCTTTACCAGATACAGCTGCTAGAATGGTATATGCTACTGAAAAAATAAGGGACGCAGGTCAAACATATTTAACTGGTTCTACAGGTATAATATCAGCAGCTGGAACAAATGCAAT